ATCTATCATCGGCGCCGGAATTTCCTCTGGCTGAGGACTTTCGGTTAGCTCTAGCCATAAGTCTGGTTGTGACTGTTCTAGATACCGTAAGGCTCTATTCCAGTTGCCAAATACTCTTTTAATAGTAGCCAATCTATATGGCCCTCCACCCAATGCTCGATATTCTAGCCAAGTCATAAGACCGCCGTTTTCGAGCATGAAAATTGCAAGGTCTCCTGCAATTATTGTTTTCTTTCTTGCTGATGCCATAATTATTCCTTCGGTGCTGGGGGCTTGCCGCCCTCGTCTGGGTTAGCTGCGCTCCCTGCTATATTAGCTGGGATTCTTAATTTATCACTTTCTGGGTCTGAATCTTTTTCAAACCCTAATTCTTCTCTAGATTCGTTCGGAGAAATAATACCTGTATTAACTAAAGTAGCATAGTAACTAGCTTTGTCTTTTAATTCTGGCTGCAACCCAGGTATATCTGTAAGATCTTCGTCTAGTTTAAATCCAAAGAAACGTTCTAAGCTAAAATTAAGTTTTCTTACTATAGGAAGAATCGTTTCTAAGTAGTACATTCTCATATTAGGTCTAATATTTGCGTTACTACCTGAATCTAATAGTACAGGTGGTATACCTAATGCTTTAAGGATTATCTTTTCATTACTAGCAATTCCTTCTTGAAAGTCTAATTCTTTAAAACTAACGTCTGATATTGAATCTACTTCTAAACCGCCGTCCAGAATTAAAGGACGTCTTCCCCCAGTATCTGGTCTATATTTAGTTATCCATGAATTTAATAATCTTTGTTTAATCTTGTCTGACAGAGTATCTGGGCTTTTAATAACTAATCCAGGTACTGCACCATTTTTGAAGAAGTTATCTTGAAATTTGCGCATAGAGTCTAAGAGATTCATGGTTCTCTTAGCGGGCTTAAGTCTAGAAACTCCTCTAAATACTGAATCGAATGAATTTTCTTTTACATGAATAATTTCATTCGGCAAATAGCTTTTCTTATTTAAAATATACTTTTTAATATAGTGTGTTTCACTAGTTTCTATCGTTACCAAATTAGCTGGTAAATGATATAAGTGAGATCCATCAAAATAAATAAAGATATTTCCGTCTAATAAGTAATCTGTTATTAGGTTACGTTTAAAACTATTAATATCTTGAAACGGATTAGGTTGTACATTTAATAGTTTATCTACTCTTGATTTCTTTACTCCTGGAACTATTTTGTCCCCACCAGTAGGCTCTCCTACTGTAGTAGGTATTTCCGCACAGTCGTCAACTATCATGTTAACGCCTCTGTTTACAACTTCTAACTGTTCGTAACCTTTAGTATAAGGCCAGGATGAGTCTTTAGGGCCTTCAGTACCCCCACCAATATCCGGTTGACTAGGATTTAGTTTTTCTAGTTTTTCTTTTAATTCTTCAACCGTGTCTTTACGATACCATGCCATATTCTTGTTCCCGTTTAATCTCTACCCATCGCATCTGCTTCTCTGCTGTGCCTAGGCCTGGATTCTTTCCGTAAATCTTATGAAGTCGTAAATGGTCTTGATGGCATAAGGTCACTGCATGTGTATACAATTCTGCCATATGCTCCTCAATAAACCTATCCCGCCATTCCAATACATTTTCAGGTTTGAGTTTATTTGCTAAAACCCAGCGGTGCAATAGAGGACTTAAACTATAGTGGTGATGAAAATCCAATTTGTCCGTTGAGCCACAAATTCGGCACTCTGTGCCTTTTTTATACCGAGATTTTGCTCTGTCTCTAACATATTTTACTAAATCTCTTTTTAAATCCATTTAATTATACCTCGTTATGGCTGCAAAGTCAAGCATTATTTTTTGGGGTTCTAGTTAAAAACCACTGAAAGAAGTTTTAAAAGAGTAGAGAGCATATCTTATAGCGTCTGCCATGTGTGAAGCTTTATTATGTTTTGGTTTTTCACGTAATAAATTCGGATTCGGGTCCCATTGATATTGATCTAAGGCTGCTAAACACTCTTTTGCGTATTGGTCTACGATTAAAACGTTATTATCTACTATAGTTGCCACTGCCCCAATTCCATCTAAAAGCGACTTCTTGGCATTAGTAGTGGATATGTCATATGTTTGTGCAAGGTCAAATCGTGTTTGTTGGGCTGCTGAATCAATATAGATATAGTCTATATCCCACTTTAACATCAACTCCCTAATCTTTTCAGCTTGTTTTTCTGTCGTCTTTTCGGCATCCAGATACTCAGCGACTAGGTAATATATCTCTTCGTCCCAATCATAAACTATAACACAGAATGCCGTCGGATCTCTGAAGCCAACATCCAAACCTGCGAAAACATCGTACCTTGCTCTGTTTGAAAAATCCATCTCATCTAGTCTAGCGGTGCATTTTTCAAAATCGAAATTCCACACTTGACCTTCGTACGTATTAAAATCAGCTTCATATTCTTGCCTGAATTCTGCGTCAGACATAGTATTCCGAGCTTCCTGAATGTCAGCCGGAGACATACGAGGATTTTCACGATAGTCTGCACGGATAGAACACCACTCTGGAAATTTGGGGTCGTATCCTCTGTCATAGAACTCTGCGAACCAATTATTTCGTCCACGAGGGGTCGAAATGAATAGACATTTGGAATTGTCTTTATCTAACGTAGGACGAAGTGCAACATTAAATGCATCCTTGCCTTCGGCTAGAGCCGCTTCGTCAAATATGATAAGATCATATGACCGTCCTACTGAGGAATCTACCATATTGACCGAACCCATGCGGATGGTAGAACCATTCGTTAGCTCAATAATCTTATCTTTAGCGTTGTCCTTTAATACTTCTAGATCGAAGTGTCTTATAAGAGTACGCTGGAGGTCGAATGAAATTTGAGATAGTTGATAGTTAGGAGACATTATCAGGACGTTAGACCCTGGGACGAGGGAAACTAACTGCCCAATAATGTTCGCTATGTAGGTCTTTCCTTGTCTTCTTGAAACTGCTGCACAGATAAACCGATATTTAGGGTTATTGATAGCATTGATTATTGCTATCTGAGAACCCAACGGAGTTATTCCAAGCAGGTCCATATAAGGACCAACCGGGAGTTTAAGGAATCTAGTTGTCTTATCGTATTCCACTATTTCAGCGGAGATAATATCTGCTCTACTAATTTTTATCATTCTTTAAGTCTTTTTATAAAATCTTCTATCGTTTGTTGTCCTGTTTTTCTTTCATACCTACTTAGCGTAATGACTAGTATAGCAAAAGCTATAATAATCGCTATAGCGAGTTCCATTATACTACTCCAGAAGTTTCCACTACCACGCTAACGGGTCCTGCTATTGCTAGAGTAATATCAATTGAATACTGGCCTAAGCTAGATAGTTCTAAGCTAAATATCGTTGCACTAAGAACTAGTCCTGTGTCCTGCCATAGTCCATTTACGAAGTTATATAGCTTTGCGGAATCGGTGGAAGTAAAACCTACACCTCGTAATACTGGTTTACTCGATCCAACAAAATCGTCTTTATTTAGTGTAAACTGTACTTTTGTTGCATCTGTAGCTATTACACCATCTAGTAATACTCTTTTCATTTCTCTTTCTCCTTGTATGTACGTCCTGATTTGACGTACATGTTAAACCATGCCGCCCCCGCTGTCACAATCGCAGCCGCGAAGCCAGCTTGCTCCACAGATACTACAGGCAGGGCCATAATCCATAAAGCTGAAATAATAAATAAAATTATATATGCCCCAAAGAATATTCTCGGGAATACTCGCCAAGCGTCTATAATTTCTGCTAAGTCTATCCAATATTGTTTATTCATCTAGTACGTATGCTATGATAGCAAGAACTAGAAATACTCCTATAACAAAGCTGCCTAGTGCTGCTAATATGTGAAAAAGGAATACTGCTAAACATAGTAACATAATTGCTGCTACTATAGCGAAGGGGAATACGAATATAGCCCCTAGTATTGTAAAAAATGTTTTCATTCTATTCCGTCCAATATATTTTGTTTAAGTTGTTTCATGTCTGCTAAGACTCTTTCTTCTATAACTCTATCTTCCGGGGTTAATTTGCCTCGTAGTAGTCTATCCTGTTTTATAATGTCTCGATTAACTCTATCAACACGATCGTTTTTATCTGCCTCAGCTTGAGTAACTTTATCCCTTTCATGAGTCTGTGCGACAATTTGTGTTGCAGTTTCTGCTGCAGCGGCTACAGCCATAAGCTCGAGGTCAGTGGCTAGCAGATTTAAAGCCGCCCACGTTCCTCCGATTATAGTAAACGTCGCAACTATTCCTCCTAATCCTGCGTATACTTTAGCCATTGTCTTCAATTAAAGTCACCACTCCTAGGTAACCTCGTAAGTTACCTGCTTGATCAATTTCGCGATATCCCATTACGTGAACCATATAAGGATCACCCTCTACAGAGATATACATTATATCCTCGCTAAATTCTCGTTTTTCAGCTACTGCCTTATCCCAACTCGCTTGTACTTTAACTCTCCAATCTGGATGCACACAATTAATCCAACCTGTACCTCTCATCTCTGCTATTGTAACTCCAGTGAGACGTTGGTGTGGGCGATTAGTGTAATAACATAATCCGTCGGGGGTAGTTCTAAATATAGCGTCTGTGCCTATATTCAATTGTGCATTAACAAAAGCTTCAAAACTGTATTGACGTTGTTCAATTCTAGTAATAGCACAACGTAGTTTAGTTCCACCATTTCCCGTTAATTCATCCTCAATTCTATCTAATTGTGCTCCACGTCGTCCAATTGACCTTTTATATAATCCTTTAAAAGCCTCCCAGTTTTTCCATATCATACCAATTAGTCCCAATAGGGCTGTAATAGCTCCAATTATTAGCTCCACGATACACTATTATTTATTTTTTTCTCCATCAAATATCCCTTGTATCAGTTTAGCATAATTCGAATCACCTAGGACACTTCCATCATTAATTTGAACATTAGTTTGATTTCTGATTTTAGTGCCTGCAACTTTTTCAGCCTCGATTGCCATTTTCATGTCGTCTTGGCGCATTTTGTGTGCCATCATCATAAGGTCTGCTAGGTCTTTATTTGAATAGATTTCTGACACCTCTGCTTCTTCTAGCTTTGAAGCAATAATTTTATCCAATAGTTCCGCAATATTATTTCTATTACGATACCCTAAATCATAGTACACCGTGTCGATATACTTTTTTACTTCTCTTTTATTAAGCCATTCGACTACTACATTTTGTTGGACGTTTAGTTGTTTACAAACGCCTTCAATATTACCTATTTGTAGATAGGAATTTGCAATCTCCAATCCTTCAGGAGAGACTACTGTTAATTCTTTTGACATAAATTATTACTTCTTATTGTTAATTTGTCCGTCTGTGTCATTAATTCCACCGCCAGGTGATGAACTTTTCTTCTTCTTATAAATCCTATAGCCAATAGCGACGGCGGCTGCTGCAACTACTAATAATCCGATAAAACCTTCCATATTTATTCTCCTTTTCGTGATAATAATCGCATATTGATTTTTCACTTGTAAGGATAGTATAGCAACTTTAACATCAGTAGTCAAGAACTAAATTTTGGAGTTTAAAAATATTAGACAAAGTT